GGTGGGCGATGGTCGATTCGACTGAAAGCTGTCGAGCGACTCGTCGGGTTTGAGCGCGATCAACTTGCCGCCGACGATGCGTTGGAGCGAAACTGGATCGCTGGTTTCACTGCCGACCGCCCCACCGACCACGAAGTCGCCGTTGTCGTCGATTTCGCCACGCGCTGTTTTGAGGATGCGGGAGACGTCGGCATTGTCCTTCACCGCGTGTTTTTCGAGAGCCAGCAATTCCATTTCATCGAGCACGTGGTTGATCGAGTGTTGGATCGTCGGGTGAGAGCGGACGCCGCCTGCCCATTCCGGTTCGTGGATGTGAAGGATTGAAGTGGCAGGCAAATCGTTGTGGATGCCATCGTCCTCCAGCATCCGATAAAAAACCGGTGCGCCCCACGCATCCAGGCCGACTCCGTCGATGGTTTCCTGTGAGCCGAACTTGTCGCCAACGCGGTGGGATTCAATCAACTGGATGCGGGGTTCGCCTTGGGAGTCGCGGGTCTTGTGGATGAAATACTCGCCGTCGATGTCCATGCCCCGGCAGACGAGTGCTTGGCATTCCTCGAATGAAAACCGGCGTGTCACCTCGCAGCGGGACGACCACATCGCGAAGTAGGCTTCGGCGGCGCGGTTCCATGCTTGGTCGGGGGATTGTGCCTGGACACGGATGCCGTCACCCGTGGAATAGATCGCCATGTTCGCCACCAGTTCGCGCACGAACCCGCTGTTCTTGTGCATGTAGCGGGACTTGCGAACCAGTTCGGCGCGCACTCCGGACGTGAGTTCGTTGCGGGCATCGGTGGGGGATGCCCCAGGCACATGACCCCGGCGCGGCGACCAGTTGGCCGATTCGTAAGGTGAACCCCATGCCTTGGGGACGAGGACAGGAGGCAGGAGCAGGTGCGCGATGTGCTTGAGGCGGATCATTTCGGGAGGTGGCCAATGATGTGTGAAGTTGCCACGTTGCGGGCTTTGCCGTAGGTGGCCGGGTCGAGAATCCGCAGGGCGTGGGCGCATTCCTCAAGCACCTGATCGATGGGCATGGTGAACTGCTTGGTGGCAGAGCTACCCGCCTCGTTCCAGGTCATGAGAGTTTTGCCCTCGATGAGAAATTCCTTCGCCCGCGACTGGATGGCGAGCACTTCGGAAATCGTGAAACCGGTGATGAAGAGTCCGCGTCCCATACACGGCGGCGGTTGTCAACGGACAGGCCGGTAGTGCGAGCCGCGGCCCTTTCCGTGAAGTTCCGCAACGCCGGCTCCAACCAGCTCCCCAAACTTGTCCTTTAGCGTATGACGATTCGCTCCGGTCGCTTCCACGGCATCGGCGACCGAAAGCGCACCCTGCTCGCGAAGCATTGTGGCGAGACGTTCGGCAAGCGGTGATAGCCCTGTCTGCTTCGGGGCACGAGTGCTGATTCTTTCGCGTAGCCGGTCCACTTGGGTGCGCATCGAGCGCAGGAAGAACAGAATCCATGGCTCCCAGTCACCATCCTCCGTGCCCAAAGTCGTCTGGGTCCGCCGCAGCGCGAGATAATAGGCTTCCTTGTTGTGCTCGATCACGCTTTCCAGCGAACTGCATGAGACGAAGCTGTAGCCGCTGCGGAGCAGAAGGAGATTGGTCAGCACGCGTGACAACCCACCGTTGCCGTCCTGGAAGGGATGGATGGCGAGAAACACGACGTTAAAGATGGCGATGCGCAGCAGTGGATGCAGGATCGGCTCGTGTTCCTCTTTGGCCAGCCACTCGAAGAGCTCACCCATCAGGCGTGGAGTATCGAATGGCGGCGCAGTCTCGAATACGATGCCGATCTGCCGGCCATCCGGGTCGAACGCGACCACATGGTTTGGCAGGGTTTTCCAATCGCCCCTGTGCCGCTCGTCCTTGCTGCTGTATCGAAGCAGGTCGCGATGTAGCTGGAGGACGATACCCTCTTTCACTGGTATTTCAGCCCACGAGGCGTGGATGGTTTCCATCACATAAGCGTATCCGGCCACCTCCTCTTCGTCGCGGGAGCGGAACGATTCGGTCTGGAGATTACCGAGCAGCGCCTCGACTTCACGGTCGCTGAGCTTTGCGCCCTCGATCCGGGTGGATGATCCGATACTCTCGATCGTGGCAACCCGCCGTAGGGAGGTTAGTCGCTCAGGCTCGATGCTCTCGACGACTCGCCACTCGCCCTTGAACTCGTCGATTGACGCAATCAGACGGAGGATCTCATTGGAGGGCTGGAAACGAGGTGGGAGCATCGGCGCGTGAGTATTCTACCTCCATTCCCATCCATTTCCATCCATTTATTCTCCAATTTCCTCCATTCTCAGAAACCTCGCCAAGTGGCATTGCGCCCCCGCGTGTCGATGTGGACAAAGCCGGACGAGGGGTAGAGACCGAGACCACCGGTGAACTTGCCCGCCTTGCGCCATTCGAGCAGCCGGTCATAGACGCGCTGTGGGCTGATGCCGTCGAAAGTGATGTCCAGAGCGGTGAACTCAAGGTGCTGGCTGGATGATGCGCCGCCGACAGCCCTGTTGTAGCCGGGCGAGCGGTAGGAACTCAGGATGGTGCATGACTTGCCAAACGAATCACGCAGCTCGTCCACGATGCGAAGAGCGGTCACGATGTTTTTCCAGATGCGGCGTGGCGGCAGGCTGTTTTTCACACCCTTACGCTCGCGGGCAAAGTAGCTGGTGAACTCAGCCGCACCAAAGTTGCGAAATCTCTGGGCGGCAAACCAATCGGTGAAAGTGTTCATGGCTCCCCGTCCGGAGTGTCAACCGGGGGGAGCGAGATGGCCTCACGTCCGACGATCTTGAGCATTGTTGCGGCAGCGACCTGCATTGCCTCGTTGTCCCAAAGGTGATTCGGCCGGGATCCGATGCGTTCCCACAACCACTTGCCGCTTTTCTTGATCCGGTGCTCGCTTTCCATCTGGGCTAGGTATTCCTCGTCGATATCGTCGGGCACCTCCCACACCGGCCCGTTGTCGGGGTTCTGGTTGCGGCGTAGGCGGGCGAGCGTGTCCTTGATGTTGAGGTTCGACCAATAGAACACCGAGCACGATTGGCCACGCCCCAACACCACTTTTCTTCGCGGCGAATAGAACCGCTCGATGGACTTCCGGCCCTTCACCTTGTGCGTGAACGTGGCCCGCTTGTCGCCCATGAGGGCCGTCCATCCGTGGGCCGCGCATTCTCGATAGACGTCATAGGTGGCGTAACCGGCGTCGATGAAAACCAGGTTCGGGTGGATGCCAAATCGTTCCTGGACCGACTCCACATCGGTGAAGGTGAGCACCCGCTCGTTCCAGATCAACCGGCTTGATCCGTCCTCGGCCCATGCCCGCACGACCAGCCACAGGTGGTCCATCTGGCAGTCCACCGTGAGGATCCGCAGCGGGCAGGCACAGGGCTGGCCAGCTGGCACCAATCGCCCTTGCGCATCCACGCCCGCCTCGCCGTCCCAGGTTTCGCCTTTCAGATAGCCGCCCGGAACGATGTCGAGTTTGTAGTCCTCCAGATATTCGCGCCACGCCAACGCCAGTCGCTTCTGGTAGAACTGCTGGATCAGGCTCACGTCGCCTTTGCGGGCGGCTGCCTTGGCGCGGAGATAGAGTTCGGCCAAGCGTCCCCAGCTCATGGCGCAGAGGGCGTTCCAATGGAATCCGGCATTCTCCTTTGGCGCGTTCGGATTGGTGGTGACGTAGCAGCCGGTGAGGTTGAGTTCACGGCGCGTCCGGTCGCTATCCTCGAAGTAGTGGTTGCACGAGACGCAGTTCATCGTGGTGGTGTCGCGCACCTTCTGGAAATCCCACTCGCCGGATTCATCGCGGGCGTCCTTGCTCCACTCGACTTGCTCCCATTTGAAGGGCTGGCGCTGGTGGCAATGCGGACAGGCAAACGTCCACTCACGCATGTTGGTGGTCTCGAACTTGCGGTGGGTGTCGTCGTCATCCTCGCCGCCTTGGGACATGAACAGGCACTTGCCCAACCAGCCGAACGCGGTGACACGGGCCTCCGCTTCCGCCATGTGACCTTGAGGCCAACGCCAGCACTCGTCCCCGATGAGCCAGCGGATCGAACGCCGCTGGAGGTTGGTTTTGTTGTGTGCGCCCAGCACCCACAAGGTCATGCCATTGGCGAAATGCACGGTGGCGAGGCGCTTCTTGTGCCGGTTGGCCGGATAGAGCGAGCTGACCGGTTTACATTCGTCGAAGAGTTTTTGAAGACGGCTTTCGCTTTGGTCTTTCGCGTCATCGTCGGTCTGGTCAAGCCAGAGGGTGGGGCCTGGATGGTTGGCGATGATGTGCGCGAGGCCGAGTTCGCCAACGCTGGTTTTACCGCTCTGGATCGCGGCGATGATGCTCACGATTCGGATCTTTGGATCGACCAAGGCTTCCATCGGCTCGCGCATCCACGGCGAGTTGGCCGAGCGGAACCGGCCTGGAATTGGAGAGTATGGGATTGATGTGATGTGCTCCTCGCACCACGCCCACGGGGGGCGGCGGTCGGGTGGTCGCCAGGCATTGCGCCAGATTTGTTCGAGTCGTTCGCGTGGTGCCGTTGTCATTCTCCCTGGTGAAGGATCGTCAACACCTCATCGATGGCCGCTCGTGCCTCTTCCTGGATCCCGGTGGCATCGAGGCCAGATAGAATTGGTGGGAGTTCCTGCTCGAACTTCTTGCGGAGCATCGATGTTGCCTGCGCCACGAGTTCGGTCCACGCCTGTCTCACTTCCTCGACCGCCACGAAATCCCCGCGCTTGATCCCGAGGCGCAGTTCGCGTTCCTCGACTTCGGCGAGCAGCTTGCGGGCTTTGAGCGAAGTTTCGATGTCGGCCGCTTCCGGGGTGGGCACTTCACCCCCTTTGAGTTCATTGCGCCGCATGAATTCCCGCCACGCCGCCACATCATGCAGTCCGTTGGATGCTGGCTTCGGCGCGTCCTTGCGCT